CGAGAATCGCAACTTTAATGGACATATAGCCTCCAGGTAGGACAACAAGTTCAACTGTGTACGGATCTACTTAGATCACGGCCGAATTGAGCGTGTCGCCCCATCCAGCAGATTGCTGATTCAACGCTCCAATGAAGAGCGACGTACCAGCCCGAACATTGGATGGATCCGCCAAGTCAGCTCCAGCCGGAACGTCGAAGACGCCCGTCTGCAGCATTACTTGAGGGGTCTGTCCCGCAACAGGAATCACGCCCTTACGGACGCGAGTCTTGTAGGTGTTTCGGGGCACATTGCCGATCACACCCGTTACCGGATTAGGAATGGGCGCACTTCTAACATTGGAAGGACGCTCAAACGTAATGGTGAACGGATCGCTGGCCGAATGCGTACGGACATTGGTCTGTGTACCGCCAAGGGCGGTAACAGCCCACTGCTTCCCGGACGAAGTCGGTGCAGTATCGGCAACCACCGTATAGGTGGGAGTAGTAAAACCAGTTTGGGCAGCGCCTGTTACTGGTGAGGTGAGGGCAATTGACATGTGATTTTACTCACTAAGAGGAAGTTAAGGAATAAGTTACAAAAAGCGCATATGAGCGAGACCCGCGATATTCAGCCACTTAGTGCTGAAACCTGGAATCTGGAAAACCAAGGTTGGTAATCCCAGATTCGTTGAGTCCCGGTCAAATCTCGTTGAGCTTAACGTAACCTTTATAGGCGGAGCTATGGTAAAGTCAGTGGTATAATGAGAGTCGTTGTTAAAGACTTTCAGAAATTGACCGTTAACCTTTCGGGTTCGAGTAACCCTATAAGTACGGTTGAACCAAGCGAGTTTCTCACTTGGAAACGACCACGCCTGTATGACATCACCCATATTGGTGAAGTAGTCTAACAGGAAAGAGTAAGGTATCAAATTATACACGGTAGGTACAAAGTCGCCCGGGGCAAAACCCAGGACTTCTCTGGCCATCGTGATTGGATTTGTAACCTCAATCTTAACTTGGCCAGCTATACGGCACAAGACCTTAGCAATTTCTTGCTGATGGAAGGCATAGATAGTAAACAGGTTAAAAGCGCCTGTGTACGCAGCCTTCGAAGAGGGTGTTGTATCCTCTTCTTCTTGCGCAATATATCTCACATCTTTGACATCAAAGGTGCGAGTGAGTAGTTCTGCGAGCGCCTCTGCACCTGACTTAACATCAGATAACAGAGGTTTAGCACCGAAGGACCACTCAAGCCAAGTATCCGAGACGATCTTATTCGCATCACTGATGTGAGACGGATCGATACGGTTCCCAGTTCGCTTTAATGAGCGCGTACGCCTACGGGCGTCACGCACATACTCATTTAGAAGCTTACGGAAAGC